GTAGTAGTAGGAGTAGGCACTGTTATGTATCCTACACCATCTATCTCACAATCTAATTCTTCTGATAGTACTATATTAAAATCACAATCAAGTGCTACAGTCGTACTAGTTGTAGTTGTAATAAAAGGACTAGAAGTACTTGTTGTACTAGTTGTAATTAGTTTTGGAGCTTGCACAACACCTACAATCATTTCTAGTTGAGGGGTTTCTTCATCTATTCTACTTCTATCTGGAGTATCTAATATCGCAGTAAACTCTGTACAGCAACTATTTATGCCAGAGTAATAGAAATTATTTTCTCCTATATAAAAATTAGGTAGGTAAGAGTGAAAAGATATCCAACTCTTAGTAGTAAAATCAAAAGACATAGTCCATGATTTACTACAAAAGTATTCTTTATCAAACAAGAATACCTCTTGTGTTATATTCTCAATATCAGGAGTAGTAGGATCATCTCCTATTACTATAAAAAACTTTTTAGTATCTGCATCATATTGAATCTTATCATCAATTGGAATATAATCAAGCTTGGTAATTATAACTCTATCAAACTTACTATCATATACTCCATGTAATCCTATTCCATTAAAATGATTGTCTATGTTTACCTTTGGAAAGTATTCTAGTATTTCAAATGGTAAATGATTTGTCATAAATCTATTTACTCCTGATGCAGCTGCTGTTATATCAACAGCTTGTTTACCTCCTATTAGAAATATCTGACCTCTCTTAGCATCTGCAGTTATTGAACCATATGGTATCTTTAACAAAAACTTATTTTGAGAACCTACATACCCTAAATCAGTTTCAGCAAAATCTAAAGGTGGTGCAGCATCAAATAATCTAGGATTACCTATATAAGCTGCTTGTGGATTACTTGTGTCTATAGTTAAAAGTGAACCATAAAGGAGAGCTTTATTATCAAACCTTGCTAGAATAGCTCTATCCATTACACCATCAAGTGATGTAAGATTACCATAATTCTGTGGAAAGTCATGACGAGAAAGAGCTCTATAGACTAACCAGTTGTTTACTCTATTATCTGCACTATCTCCTTGTGTGTCAGAATAAATTGCTCTAAATGGAAAGTATGTAAAACATAAATCCTCTTCCCAGTCTGGAGGAAGTTGACTAAATGAGTTTTCCTTGTTTTGCTTAGAGTATGTTACATTATAGTAATATGTATTATCTTGAGCGATAGGTACATTTGTTTCTTGTACCCAATCATCAGGAATACCACTACTTACATGAGGCCAAAAGTCTCCTTCTTTATTATTGAACGCTTGTCTTAAATCTGTATTATATAAAGTTTCACAATAAAAATTAGGGACACCATAAGCCCATAAATACATGTACCCATCATAGAATGTTCTAAATGATCCAAATATAGGATTTTCTGTAGAAACAGGTATTTGTGATGGATCATTTGCACAATCAAAATTATGAGCCTTAGTAGATATAAGGTTATACATAGGTTGTGGAGCTCCAGTCCCTTCGGTTATTATATAGTTATCTAAAATAGATCTAGCAGAGTGCCAGAACTTAGGATAACCTACATTACCTAATTCATCAAAAAATATGTCTGAATCATTTGGTGCTCCTACTCTATTATCTATAAAGAATGGTAGTTTAGTTTTAAATGTAAATCTAGATATAAATGTATCACCTCCAAAAATTGTATCTGTTCCTGTAAGTGAGGAAGTAGATTGAGTAATGTCGAAAGTTTTTTGATAGCCTGTATCTATTCTTAAAAATGAATTTATTTGACCATATTGATTAGGTATCAAATTTTTCATAGAACCATAATACGAGACTACTTTTATATCTTGTTCTTTTTGTGGCTTTGCACAACTTCCAGACTCTCCTATTCCAAATCTTGAGTATTCTACAATACTAGGATCACCATTAGTATTTTCTAAACTAGGTGTTTTATGAGGAAGAAGAAATGGTTCTGCAGTTGGATTAACACTTGATATATCTTCTCTTGTTTTTATATATACTGATGACTCTCTGTTCCAATTATTCACAGGAGGATCATTAGGATATATAGATTGTACTCCTGGTATTAGATATCTAGAAGTATCTAGTTGTCTTTGTTTGATCCCACCACTAACATTATTTTCAATAGGAAAAGAATAATCATAGTTTGCTATAGAATTAAATGATTGACCATAGTTTCTTCTAGTAATACCGTTTACATATATAGTAAGATATGACTGATAAACTGTAAACATTACACCAGCATTAAATCCACCAACACCCATTTTAGCTACTCTTTCTGCACTATTTAATGCATCTTGTTGAGCTTCTTTAGAAAGCAGTTTATACTTAGCATTATCTTTTACCTCTACAAAGTGAGCTTTACCAGCTCCAAACATTACACTTTCTAACTTCATTATGTCTCCTAAGAAAGGTTGTCCAAATGATGTATCTGGTGAGTTAAATATTTGACTTTTTATTGTCTCTTTTTCCTCTCCTAAAATAGGCATAGGAAATTCTCGATCACATCCTAAACCAGATCTTCTACTAAAAGGTCTACTATTACTACCATCTAACCAGCCTTCACTTCCACTACCAAGCGACTCACCTAGCAATGTATCCACACCCTGACTACTTGGTTCATCAGGATTAAGTGGAGGAGTTGGAAAGTGAGGAAATCCAAAACCTGGCTCTCCTGTTTCTCCTAGACATTCTAAGGCTTCTTCTCCATCATAATCTGGAATTGGACCAATATACTCTGCCTCCTCCCCTTCATCTGGATCTGAAAACATAGTATTATCAATAGGTTGAGGGTCAATTGTAATTTTTGTACAATTAATACCAAGGAATGTTCCTTTGTCCGTTGGCCAAGGTTTATACGGATTGTCAGAAGTATTTAGAAGATCTGGGTCTCCTTCCCATGCTTGAGTAATTACAGTACCAAACGTACCACCAACAAATGCACCAGCACCCATCCATTTTGCTCTCTGTATATCTTGGTCTAAGTTCTGTCTATTAAAAGGGTTGTACCAATTTAATCTCCAACCACATGCAACCTCATTTCCACTACTATCACAGGCCCACACATCATAATCTCCAGGACCTATAGTCATAATACCTTTTAAAGCTATTGGTCTTGTAGGAGAACACACTTCTATAACGCATCCAACCTTTATAATTGCTTGAACCTCTCTACCATTAGTTAAACTAGTATATGCATATATTCCTTCATCATCTTTATTAGTATCAACAATAGGAGGTTGTGCACCAAAGAAGTCTACCCACCAAGGAAACTGTGGATCATCATCTGGCATATATATAAGCCATGACTTAGCATTGTCAGTCCATGCGTTGTTGTTTTCTTGAATAAACTGATCCTCTCCCACAACTTGATTATATGGATAGTTAGGGTAATAATAATCTTGATCTTGTTTATTGTACTTGTTTACATTTCTTATTAAACCTTTTGCAATTACAGATTTATTAGTACTACGGTCACCTCTAACAATTTTATATCCAATGATATCATCTTTTTGATCTTGAGTAAGATCTGAACTTATTATAAGATTAGCTATCTGATCATTATCTATTTTTACACCAATAGGAAATACAGCATTATCTTGCATTGTAGGTAAAATCTGACCTTCATTATCATATATTATATTACCATTTTCCATGATAGGACTTACTAATACATCTGGAAACTTATGATGTCTAATATATTCATCTGCTAAATTACCCCACACATCTGTGTTACAAGGATACTTTTCAGTAGACTCCCAGTATGCAAACTCTCCAAACTGATAAGGTCCTTTGTAGTTATTATCTGATACATATCCATCTGAAAATCCTAGGTTTGTAGCATTATTATATATTTTCCAGTAAGGACTATAGCCTATACCGTTTATATAAGTATCCGGAACTCCTATAAAGTCATCATTGGTTTCTGGTACATCAGCAAAAACATTGTTATAACCAGCACCTGGTATATGAAATGAATCTGTTTGTTTTCCATTTCTTAAAAGGAACACTATTTCAAATGCATATATCTCATCACGCATGTATCCACGTAAATTAGTAGCATTATATTCATCTGAATAGTTTTCTCCAGCAGGTATTCTATAAGACTCCCACTGTAGTGTAATATTAGAAGCTATCTGTTGATAATTGATTCTATCTATAGATGTAAGATTACTCCATATTAAAGTATCTTGTACAGATGTTACATCTTGTGCAATACTATAGTATGGATACTTCTCAAATATATCACTCATAGATAATTGTATAGGGCTTGCATCTGCTCCTGTATACAATATTTCTTGTGCAGGTTCTGTTATATTATAAGTACCAACCAGCTCTACTGAACTAATATCATTTATCGTTTTAATTACAGCTAAATTAAAATACTGAAACTGTCCAGTTTGATCTAAATTAGATACAGCTACTCTTATAGATTTTCCTACAGGGTAATTAAAGTTTACTGATGTTATTAATTTATCAGCAATAGGACAAGGATTAGTAACAGAATAATAAGAAGTTAAATCATTACCAACTGAATCTGAATATTGAATTGCAAACTGATAAGTTCCTGCAGTTAAAGTACCTAAGTTAATTACTTCAGGTATTTGTAATTGAGGAATATCAAAGTTAGGTTGAATCTTTAGTTGATTACAATCTAAATCGTTACTATATACAGGATCGCAAGTGGGAGTACCAGCTATAAGTTTGAAGGGAGGATCATCTATATCTAAATATCTTCTAGGGTTTAATCCGTCAGTCCAGTATATTTCTGTACTACAGTTTGTTATCCTGTGGACTACCTTATGAATAGGATGATCAATGTTAAAGTTTAGACATGGGGCAGCTACTAACTGCTGGTATTGACAATCATTATTAAACTGAAAGCCAATCTCACTATTACCAGTTGTAGGATTTGTTAAGAAGAATATATTTTTCTTTTTCTCAGGTATAGTATACTTTCCTACTAGTTCATAACCACTAGGAAATGTTAAACATGGCTCATTCCCAGGTTCATTCTGATAATTAATAGAACTAGAATCAAAGTTTTCTATAGTAGCATTTAATGCATAAGTAAGTTTTCCTGGTTGTACTTGATTAATAGTACTGTCCATATTAAGGCCAGATTGAGCTTGCCCATATTCAAGTCTAACTTGACCTTTTTGAGCAGCATCCATCTGTTTAGCACTTGCAGCTTTCTTTTTAGCAGCAGCTAAACCTGAAGCAGCATCATCATTTTCTTTTCTAGTAGCCATATGTATTAATTAGAACCATTACGTCTCCAACGTCTATTTGAATACCTACCTGATACTTGAGATTTTGCATCTGGAAGTTCATATTGGTTGAAGCGATTTAAGTCAGTAATAATTTTTCTTTGCTTTTGATAAACTGTTTCTTTTTTAAGTTCTGTTTCTGCCATTATCCAAGCTTCATCCATTATCTGTTTATGATAAATGAGTTTAGTTTGTAATTGATTAAATGTTTCGTCTACTGTTTGGTTTGTAAGAGTTTCAAATACTTTGAATTTAATAAATGCTTCAATATATTCTCTAACACGAAAGTTATCAGGTATTAATTGATTGCCTATTTTATCATAATCTGTTGCATAAAATACTAGATGTACTGTTCCGGATCTAAAGTTTGTTACAAAGTTATTATCTCTGATATCAAAAGAGTCAAAGGAAGAAGCACCAGGTGTAAACTCACGACCTGCTAAAGTTAATTGATTAAATTGTGACCACGAATTAGTATAGGATAAATTACAACTTTTACGTGCAGATATATTTCCTGGTTTTAATAAGTAAGACCTTCTCCAGGATCTAGGAATTTCACTATTTGTTTTGTATACAGCCTGTACTACTGTAGGCATACACGTACCATCACAACTAGGATGTTGACATGAAGGATTATCACAAGGAGTTCCTCCTATTGTTAAAGGAGCTACTTGAATAGTAGTAGCATTAACTGCTTGAGTATATAAAGAAGATGCTGCAGGATAAGGATTTCCTTGTACTACTGCACACATCCATGCTTCTCTTACTGCATAAAAGTTATCAGGAAGTCTTGCTTGAAAGTCTTCTATAAACAAAATCTCAGTAGTAATTTGAAATGTAGTCCTACCCATCTTCCTAAGACATTTGTCTAGGTAGGTAGGAAATAATAAATCATCTACAGCTCCAGTGTCAAAGTAACTTTTAAGTTCTTCTTTTACTGTTGCATATAGAGGCTCTGGGGATACAAAATCGTATTTATAATAGTATGACATAGCTTATTTTTTCCATTCATGGTATGTGTGTTGATACTTGTTGTCTGCCTTTAGATAGTGAGAAAGATCTCTTGAAGTTCTTCTAGAAGGTTTAAAATACCATAGATCAGAGTTTCTAAATCTAGCAGTTTGTTTAAACCACATCCAACCAAAGAAATATCCTTCTGTATGGTAATTAAAGTTATATATAACTTTCCCCTTTTGTTTAGTCTTTTGCCAATCAATAGGAAGATTTACAAACTCCTTACCATCAACTCCTTTAACTTTTCTTCTTTTCTTTTTATTAATAGAAAACTCTCCAAACCCAGTAGGTAACTTTTCTTTTTCACCTGTCTCTAGGATGTAGTATTTAAAAGATTCATTGAAAGCATATAGAATATTTTTCCACTCATCAAAAGTTAAGGAGATTAAAGGGTTCTTTTTACAGAAGTCCTCGTAATTACTTTTACTTGCACTTCTCCAGTCAACTGCTACTCTTGACATATATAGTTCTAGTTTGTAGGTTGAGCATTTGGAGCTTGTCCATCTATGCCTTCATTACTCATGTCATCCTTAATTTGGAAATATGTTGACAATAACTTTTGAGAAGTTAATGATAATGCTTGTTGTTCTAAATAACCAGGTAATGCATATTCCTTATCTAAAGGATTTTTACAATACTCTTCATCTGTATATTCAGGACTTCCACATCCACATTCTGGATACATGATCTCGTTAGGTACATCTTCTAAAAAGAATGCTGCTAACCTTATTGCTTTTAATAAAGGATTATTTACATAAAGATATCCATTAGATATCCAAAAGTAATAATCATTTTTTACTATAGGTAATTTTAATAGGTTAATATATCTATTGATTGTTATTTCTTTTAATTTAGTACCTCTACCACCCATAGCATCTATAGAATAAACACCTTGGATTACATATTGATAGTTACCTTCAGATATCCTAGGTAGCTTAAATACAGTTCGTGATACACTACACTCATCTACATAATCACAACATTCAGAGATGGGTACTTCCTTCATCTCTAAACAAGGAATAGTAGTAAACAATGTATCACTAGCCCATAGTTTTCTTAAATTAGTTTCTCTCTTAATTAGCAATTGAGCATTGTTCTTAACCTCAGAAGCGATTGCTCGATCTGTGATAAGTGCATCTGTTGATAATATTTTGTGCATAGATCGCACATCTGAAACTAATTTTCTTAATGTTGCCATTTTATATTTTCTTTCTGTAATTACCGAATCCTTGTATACCTCCCATTTGATCAGCTTCTCTCATATAATTACGCTTCATATTATAAGGACGAATCTTAGGAGCTTTTACATTTTTGCCTGGTGTAGGCTTTCCATACTTTGTTGCCATATCTATATTCTTTCTTCAAATTCAGCTACCTTTCCTACTTTAAAGTCATAGACTAACGCTAAGGCAGCTCGTACACTATGTACAAAATTATTATCTTTATGCCATCTATCTGTTCCAGATAAGCTAGGCATTTGTTGTATTCTTACTCCTTTTATCTCTTTAGCCATATAGTGATGCTTATCACCTGTGTGAACTTCTCTATATGTAGCATCTCCAAACCATTTACTATAAACAGGATGTGTTGCAAATAATAAAGGCAAAGCATCAATTTTACAGTTACCATGATGGAAACCAATAAAAGTACTACCAACTACAGTAGCTTTAATTAATCCTTCCTCTCTAACAAATGATATATTTTTATCATTCTTAAAGAATATATCTAACGCATGAGCTAAATAATATGATTTAGTTCTATCATGATTACCTTGTACTAGAATAACTTCAACATGCTTAGAGTTAGTCTTAAGCATCTTAATAGTATCTACTAGAATATTAAATCCCATTTCATACTCTGAAGCATAATCTAAGATTATATCTTGTGGAGTACCGTTAGTTGTAGTGTTTTGATAATTATCAGTATGAAAGAAATCATTAGATATAGGAAACACTACTTTATTTATATCGTAAACAGATCTAACTTTATGTGTTAAAGCTTCTGCTATATGTACAAACCTTGTAGCTCTGGTCTCTGGATCATTATCTCCATCAACATATCGTTTACCTAAATGGTAATCAGATAAAGATAGTTCAATATCTACAAGAGATTTATCATTATCTAGTTTAGGAGAAGAGATAGGAATGTAGTTTGATTTATAGTTCTCTAAGAACTTGCTGAAATCATCAGCTGTGTAATCTTCTGGACCTTTTCTTTTAGAAAAGATTGAAGATGTAAACTTTCCAGTTGGAAGTACTTTAGACCAGTAGTTAGTAATTATATACTTTTCTAGATCTATCTTGTGTAACTCTGCTAACTCTATATCACTCTTTGGTTCAAAGTCAAGAGTTATTGTACTTTCTATTGTTCCTTTATCGTTACTTACTTTCCGCAGTGCCTGCTCAAATTCTTTACTATGAGTTGGTTCACTGTCTAAAAACTGCTCTCCTTCATCTACATTCTTCCCCCTCATCTCTTTTAATAATTCATTTACTTCAGACAGTGTTATTTTCAGTTGTTCTGCGTACCACTGTTTGCTTCTTTTTCGCTTTAATAATGATTTTAACTCATTAAGAAGTCCTTGATTTTCAGCCATTTGTCCTGTATTTAATTAGTAAATGTTGTAAAGATAGATAAATTATTTGACTAAACATAAAAAACTTAACCATGAGAGTTATTCTTTATAACTAATCTGATTATATGTAAAAACTCCCTAGGGGCTTTTGCCCCTGGGAGAAGTTCTCTAAAACCAACAAAAGAGAACTTTTTAAGGTAATGGTTGTGATTGACAACATTGATCATAAATCCAAGTAAAACTAAAATTATCTCCTGAACTTCCACTAAACTGAAATGTATCTACGATACATGGATTTGATAATATACTACCTGCTAAATCGTAGTTACTTATTGCTAAGTTTCCTAGATTACCATTTCCGTTATTTTGTGTATTTACCATTTCTATATGGTTTCTATAAGATATTAAAGCTGGATCAAAAAAGAATAATTGCATACCACCTAAAGGACATGGGAAGTTTGGTTCAGTTAAAGTTACTGGAGTAGTGCTAGCAATAAATACTGCTCCTACTTGAGCATTTTGACTTAGGTCAACAGATCCTATTGTAACTCCGTTTAAAAGTATATTAAAGTTATCATCCATTGATGAGTTAGTATTACATATCTGAAAAACAGGAACAGTGTTTGGACAAACAGGAGGTGTATCTATAGGTTCATCTACAAAAGAATTACAATCATCATTAGAAGATTGAATTCTAACCACTGTAGTACCTGCAGGGACATTGTATGAAACAAACCCTACAAGAAGTTGAAGAGATGTTATACCTGTTTCAAAAGATTCTGTAAATCCATTTACTTGAGAAAACAAGTTAAAAGGTCCTGCATCACTTCCTACACTACTAGCTTGTATTAATATTGCCATTTTATATTTTTATTGTTATGGACATAGAACATTACAACATTCAACTTCATATCCATTTGCTCCTATTAATATCATTGCTTCGCAAGGTATGTTTGTATCAGCAGCTATACCATACCAACCTGGTGTTAAGTTTAGTAAAGTTGCTCCCACTGGATCACTAAAATCATATAAGAAACTTCCTTCCGGTGGTATATATAAATTTCCTATAACAATACCATTATGAAAGTATTGATTATTAGTATCATCTCCAGCAATACATCCAGCACCAGATGAAGCATAAGGTGTACTATCAAAGAAATATCCTTCTGTATATGCAGTTCCAGGAAGTGAAACATCTACATAGTTATCATTACAAGCATGATTAGTATTAGCATTTTGTATTCTTATAATAATAGTTCCAGCTGGAACATTACTTGTGTTGTAACCTAATGCACTTGTTAATTGTGTTATAGAAACCCCACTCTCAAATGCTGTTACATAGTTATCTACATCTGAATAAAGATCAACTGGTCCTGAACAATTTCCTGCACTGGTAAGTTTTATATTAAATATTATGTTTGCCATTATAAATTAATTTTAAGGGTTACAATTAGTTACATATGTAATCTCACCTGAACTAGTTACTCTTACTATATAGCTATCTCCATCAAAATTAGTATGCCAATATTTAGAGTCACCATCAAATACACTACCGACAGACCCTCCAGATTGAGTGAAAAGAAAATCACCAAAAGCAACAGTAGTCGTTCCGGTTTTCCAAACAAATTGATTTACTGCATATTCACAAATACCAACAGCAAGGTTTGATGTAAATAAAGTAGAGATCAATCCTGGTGTATTTGCTCCAGCATTAGTAGTAGTTGTAGTAGTTGTTGGTTGAAGAGTTGTTGTTGTTGTCGTTGAGCCACTTACAAGAGTTACACTTGCACCATTTAATGAACAATCACAAGTTGTAGTTGTTGTTGTTGTTGAAGAGGTACTACTTGTAGTTGTTGTTGTAGTTGCTGCTATAGTTGTGGTAGTTGTTGTAGTAAGTTCTTTATACGTATCAGCTACAAAAGAGAAATCTACATCTACCCCTGCTCCTACAAAGTTTGGAGACATAACAGTAGTGTAATCGTCAAAACAGTCAAGACAGTCATCTTGTGGTTGATAGAATATACCATCTTCTACTATTGTATGAATAAAGTTATACATACCCTCTCTTTGAGTAAAGATGTTAGCAGCTACAATATCTCCTGGTAGTATATCTACTGAACCACTTGCTGAAGATGCACTTCCTGTAATAGCTACATTTACCACTTCAACTGCATTAACAGTAACTGTTAAAGTAGATTTTTGTGGGAAGGCTGCAATTAATGATCCTGGTGTATTTGTTATAAGCTCCCAGTTAAATCTATTTGGTGGTACTTCTGTAGTAGTTGTTGATGTTGATGTTGAAGTACTTGTAGTAGTGGAAGTACTGGAACTAGTTGTTGTTGTAGTGGTAGGACAATTAGTAGGAACATCTATACAATTAGTACAAACGCCTGTAGAGCAAATTCTAACAATAGAAGTATTTGGAGGAGCTAATGATGTTATATATCCACCAGTTAAACTTGCAGCAGGTACTTGTGTTTCAAAAGGGTTTACATAGTTATCTACATTTGAAAATAAATCAAATGGTCCTGCTTGTCCGTCTATTGTTAATGTTATCTCTATTAAAGCCATAATTATGGTATTGTCGTTGTTGTGCTTGTTGTGCTACTAGTACTAGTTGTTGTTGTTGTTGGTTGTTGTAATATAATATCAAAACTATTTGTACATAATGAATCTGATGTTACCTTTATCACAGTAGTAAAGTCAGGAACTACAGTACTAGTGTAACCAGCTAATAAAGAAGCTTTAGTTATACCAGATTCAAAGACAGTAGTAAACCCATTCACATCTGAAAAAAGATTGAAGGGTCCAGTATTATTTCCTGCAGTTGTTAGTTTTATAAATGCTTCCATTATGATGCACAACAGGTGTTTAATGTTTGATTTATCAGTATCACTTGTTCTTTAATATTAGCAATGTCTGATGTATTTGTTACTTGTTGAGTCTTCAATATACAAAGAAGTTCGTCAATTTTAGACAAAGCAACGTTTAAATCATCACAAGGTTGCACATTTGAACAAGGTAACGTAGGTCCATTATATGTAATAGATTTTGAATAGTGTACTCCAGTCTTACATGGATCAGCAGTTGTAGTGCCTGAACACCCACAAGTTGAATTTAGTGTTATATCTGTACAACAAGGGTTTGTAGATAAGTATGCCATAGTTTTTAGTATTAAGGTAAATAAATAATATAGTATGCTGAGTATGAAGGTTGGTAATTATCGTGTGATAATCCTCCACCAGTTTGATCAATACTTATTGCATGATTGTGTTGTCCTTCTAATTCTGTATATGCTGCGTTATAACTACCAGAACCAGCAACACCAGCATCCATTGTTCTTCTACCACCTTCTCCCTTTCCTCCAGGATTAGAATAATCAGTATTTCCAGGTTGGCCCATCACCCCTGGTTTAACTAACATTTGGTGTTTATGAGTTGCAGGGTTTGATGTTCCAGTTGTATTTGTACCTGTATTTGTTGTGTGACCGTGCCCTGGCATTTGTTGTATAGATAAAGTAACTTGATTAGTTCCTGTTTGAGAATTTATATTATAAGCAGGGTTTCCAACTAAAGAAGGATTAACAGCATTATCTAATGTTCCTCCACCCATTTCAGCAGAGTTTACAGTAACTATTACTCTTCCTCTTAAATCAGGTGTACCATTGTTTCCGTTACATAGAAATATTCTGTCCCATACACCTATACCTGCACCAGATGCATCAAACGGTGTTAATGCTCCAAAGTAAGCTTGAGCAGAACCTGGAACCATTCTATTACTAAGTAATTGTTGCTCAGGATTAGTATTAAAATAGTTTGCTATGTATGTATTTATGTCAACAATTTGTACATAGTTATTTGTAACATCTGTAATAAAAGTGTTTAGTGATTGCTCAACTTCACATAACTTTACTATAGTTTGCTGTAGTACATCAGATGTACTATTTGGATTTTGAACTCCTGTAACACATTCTAAAGTATATGCACCATTAGGTGCACCACCTTGTATATTTTCTAGTTGTTCATTTAATATACAAATAGTTTTTATTATACCTACAAGATAATTATTTAAGGATAGAGGATTACAATCATCTAGATTAGCCTGTACTACAGGACATATATCTGATGCAGGAACTACAGGAAGTATTCCTGTGCCATCTAAAGCAGCACCTAAAAAAGTAATAAGAGCTTGTTCTACAAAAGATAAAGAATCTCCATTCTTTATTCCTAATATAGGTACATCTACTCCTGTATATTTAACGCACTTGTCTGAAGTAATTTCAGTACAGCCGTTGTAACAATTTGAGCAATTTTGTGTTGACATAATTTTATTATTTTATTTGTTTAATTTTGATTTATACTAATTATTATAGCAGAAGAATCTGTCGTTGGGGTAAAAGTACTAGTATTAGGACCTATTAAAGTGTTAACATTACCTGTTAGACTATCAGCAAATGGAGACATTCCTGCTCCAGATCCAGATTGAGTAATAGTTCTTTGAGGACCAGGTTGTGTAGCTTCATAATAAGTTTCTATTTCGTATTGATTACCAACTATAAAGTTTACAGCTGTAGTACCATTATCTATAGGATCAGATACTGCTAAGAATACCTGGGTTCCAGATTGGTCTGTTATAATTGAATAGAAACTCTGATTTCCGGCATCTGCATAATTTACAGTTACTGATCCATTAACTGCCACAGTAGAAATCGATGTAAAAGCCACTGTAGAATCAAAAGCTCCGAGAGTAGCAGTACTAGTTGATTGGAACGAATTACCAGTAGTTACAAATTGAGTTTCAGGAAGTGTAGGAATACTTGCAGAAGGAGTACCACTTCTCTGATGATCAATTGATAAAGTACCACCACTTGAATTGGTAGTAACCTGTTTGAAATTAAAAGAGTCACCATTAATATATGTTATCACCCCACTCTTAGAAGGAGTTGTTGAATCTATAGTTTCATTAAGAACTTCAATACTATTTTTTAATATTATAAGTGTACCACCACTAAACTCCGGTTGAGGACTTCCAGCTATACTCCAGTCCAAATTAAAGATCTTTTCGGTTGTAGTAGTAGTTGTAGTAGTTGGTGTTAAAGTAGTAGTGCTGGTTGTTGTACTAGTAGAAGTGCTGGTACTAGTAGTAGACGTACTGGTACTAGTTGACGTACTGGTACTTGTACTTGTACTAGTTGATGTGCTTGTACTGGTACTAGTTGATGTACTAGTAGAGGTACTTGTGCTAGTAGAACTACTTGTAGTAGTGGTAGTAGGCACAGGGGTAGTTGTTGTAGTTGTAGTAGGTACAGGTGTAGTTGTTGTAGTTGTAGTACTAGAAGTGCTCGTAGATGTACTAGTAGTAGTTGTTTCAGCAACACAGTTATTTAATAAACTACCTGTAAATCCTACTTGCCAGTATTCTTCGTTTTCACATAAAATAAACTTTTCATCACTCGCACCTGCTATAGTTCTATATTCAACAGTAGTTGGATCTACCATTACTCCAGCATTTGTTGCTGTATCTACATATTGTTCTATTCCTAATTGTGTTGCTACATCATCTATTCTACATGCATAACCTATAATAGATACACCTGAAGCATTCGAACTACCAGCATAACATATTCCTATTATCTTGATAGTTCCATTTATATCTGCTAGTAAGAAAGATCCTGAGTCACCACTAAATATAGGATTAGGACAAACTGAACTAGGGTTTTGAGCATTGGGTTCTTCTTGAGTTGGTTTTATAAATGAAATAGATCTGCTAAATTGACATAACGTACCTACTCCTTGTAGTTTATATTCTAAGTTAATAGTAACACCTGTTTGATGTATTGTCATAGGACAATCAGGAGTAAATCCTTTTGCTCCAGTTGTTCTTCCAGAACTGTAAACACGAGGATTAGTAGCTAGTAAATTATCTAGTTCAGTAGTGCTTGCAAAAGGTGGAGCGTTGTTTCCAAGTATAGATTCTAGCCCTACTTGATTCCAGGACTGTGATATTGAAAATGCACTCTCATCAATAGAAAATATAGCTGCATCTACCTGATTTACTAATCCTGTACTTAAAGGATGTATAGGAACATATCTTAGACTTACTCCAAAGTTTAATGAAGTAGGAGTAGAACTTCCTTGTTCTCCATTTTGATAAACTCGGTTTACTGGATCATAATCATTTTCTAGAATACCGTTTGAATCTCTAGCAGTTGTAAAGAATGCATCACTTATACTAACATGATTGTTTGTTAATCCCACTGTACACCCACTATCTGTATGACGTACTATACCTCCCAAAGTTCCCACTGTAGTATTATTGTTTCTACTAGACATGGAAGTTCCTCCTTGAATAGGTCTTACAGTAGCTCTATTAGCTGCATTGTTTGTTCCAGGATTTATGTTACCACAACTAGAAGAACATGTTCCTAATACAAAGTTTTCATATACTTCTACTACATCTGTTTTTAAGCTTTGATTACTTACAATAACCTCAACTGGAAGCAACTCATTTGCAGGAATTAAAGAAGTATCTTTCTTTTCTTTTACTCCCACTATAATAGCAAACTCACCAGTTTCTACACCATTAGATTGTTTCTTTCCAAATCCAATAGATGTAGCATTGGGATATTGTAATCTCAATTCTTCAATCTTATCTAATATGTGTTGCGTTAATCTCATAATCAATTATTAGTTACAATAGGATAAAATTTAGTGAATATTGTTCTTACACCAGGTGGTATTATCGTTGTTGTGCTACTAGTTGTAGTAGTGGTTACATTAGGATCTATAATAAACCCATCACTTTTTCTACATCCAGGTAATGTACCAGCTCCACCAGCAGGACATGATCTCTCATTAGCATTTAGTTGAGTCCACGCATATGGAGCAGTAAAAGATATCTTACATGCCAAGTTAGCTCCTGCATAAAGTTCGTCATCCACTATAGCTAAATATGCACCACCCATTGTTGGATCAACTGCAAAGTCTGTGCTTCTTGTAGTTACCTCTAAAGCTCCTGTTGCATAGTCGTATTGTTGAACTGCAAGTATGCTATCTAGAACATTACCATTTAAAAATATATCTATTCCTCCTAACACTAGAACTTTGTTCGGTGTTACACCATCTACTTTATATGTTACTACTATATCTCCAGATCCTATATGTCCTGCTGAAAGAGTAAATTTCTCTTCAACTATCATTTCTGTACCAGTTGTAGGGAATGTACAAACTAAGAATTTAGATTCTCTATATTCTGGTGCAGCAACACTTGTAGTTACTATTACACCTATTGTTTGATCATCAATTACCTCAAGATTTGGAATAAATGAATTATTGTTATAATCTTTCCAGACAGTAGGTAACTCATATTGTACTCCATCCCACTGTAGGTTGCCAGGAACGTCATTTACATTATCGTATGTATATTTTATAAAGGCTTCTTTAAAGGTACTGGAGGTGTTAATGTTAGAAGACATTACAATTATATTATTTCCTATTCCAGTATCACCAGAAGCAAATCCTTCACCTATTGGAGTTGTTACTTCTGTACACACATCTGTTAATTTATTCCAAACATACATTTTAGTAAATGAAGTTTGATTTACTGGAACAACTGGTGGTATTGGACAAAGTCCAGCATTTTCAGGAGCAGTACAAGAAGAACCTCCTTGTTCTATAAAGAACATGTTGTCACAATTTATTGGAGGACATCCTAAGAACAATGGTCCACCGGTTGGTGCATTACCATATATTGTCATAGAAGTAAAGCTATTGGTAGAAGTAACTTTAAACTCTCCATCTCCTTCATTGCTATATGCATCTGGTTCTCCTGGAGGATTTGCTACTCCACCAAATAGTCTGTTACCATTAACTTGAGCAAAACATCCTTGATTTATAGAAAGTGTTACAGGTCCACCATTAGTATCTACGTAGTATACATCTCCTCCTGTACCATCTGTAGTACTATTTAAAACACCAGCTCTAATTGGAATATTATTAACTGGTTGAGGGAAATCTATTGTAATACTAAAGTCATTACCTTGTACAATAACACTTTTAGTTACTCCAACCCCAGGATATTGTGGTTTCACAAGTCCACTACATCCTAAAAACTCCATACCAATATTAGATGGTAGACCAGTCCTAACAGAAGTTAAAGTATTAGATAGACTTGCTGTACATGTCATTCCAGCATATTGGAATGTCTGAGGTCCAAGATAAGTCTGACTACCAAGTTCAAAGAATGGAGGGAAATAAGTAAGACCACAGTCAGGAGAGTCAAGTATACTAAATTCAATATTAGAACAATTTGTAGCTGAACTTAACCAATCATTAGAACTACTTACATTAGTAGTCAATGATAATTGATATCCTCCAGGAAAAGTTTGCTGAGGTAACTGATCTAGAGTATATACATTCAGAGTTTCTGGTTGTAATACTTGTGCTAATCCATTTACACCCCAGAAAGGTGCATCTTTTGGTCCTACATAAGTATTTGTAAATTCTGGATATCCTTGTTCCTGAAGTTTTATAATTTGAATTGCCGTATTATTTATAGAAAAGTCAGGATCAGATGGAGTTGTAGGGAATACTCTTAAGTAGTTACCTACATTACCTGCTGAACCAGATCCATCAGGACGAAGATCTGTTCTATATCCTAATACAAGTTGCCCTGAGTTTGTATAAGTAAGATTACTCAATTTAGCTGCATTACTTCCTCCAGAAGCTGCCCAGCTAGAAGACATATCATTTCCGGAAATTGTAATATTTCCTCCAGAAGCAATATTAAATTCTTGAACATATATACTACCACTTCCACCAGTACCTGAGGGTTGTCCATCTAGATTACCTGTTCCAATAATAAGTCTATCATTACTTATAGCAGTCATAGCCTGCACAGCTGTACCTCCAAGATTAGCTCCTGAGTATTGTCCTATTAAAACTGTTATTTCTCTTACATAAGTTAGTGTAGGAGCATTTGGTGTAGTTCCATCTATATTCCACTCTCTAATATATACAACATCGTCATTATAATTTGAATTAGATCCTTGATCAAGTACACTAGCTAACCATAATTTATCTTCTGTAGCACATATAGGTCTTTCAATACCTACTGTAGTAGTAAAGTCATTAGGAACTAATACTTCAGTAGCCGTATTAGTATCAAAGTTATATACAGCTAGATTTCCTGGATTGCCTCCATTAGTAGACCATAAACATGGTATACCAAATGCATCTGGGAAATAACTGGTTGTTGTTGTAGTAGTAGGAGGAGGTGTAGTGGTTGTTGTTGTTGTAATACTACAATCAATTACACCAGTAAAGTTACAGTTAATTGTTGTTGTACTTGTTGTTGTACTACTTGTAGAGGTTGTACTAGTTGTACTTGTACTAGATGTACTAGTAGTAGTAGTTGTAGGATTAGGACATGGTTTAATAGCACATGTAGTTATCTCACATACTGTTGGTTCATTACATAATGAAACACAACCAGCAGTAAGACGAATAACCTTGCTAGCAATATCCTCTGTACTTATCTCTGGGCATCTAGTTGCATAATGTGTATCACAATATCTAAACATTAGTACACGTTTGTATACTAAAAGTTGTGATATATCAGTAACCGCTATGGGTCTATTCAACATAAATACAACATTGTTGTATAAGTTGTTACCTAGCTCTGCTAATTTACAGTCTATTCTTCTAAGTAAATCAGGAATGTCTGCACATCCTTTGCAATTGGTTAATTTTGGTGATAACATATATCTTACTTTTTACCTTGCTTTTCTTTTAATTTAGCTCGACAGCTGGCACATAGACCATTATTTAATCTGCACGCACATCCCACCTTAGTTCCACATCCTGCACACTGGGCCATAATTATCTGAAGTTTACTCTATAGTTGTTTCCTGTACAACCACAGTTTGATTTTATAAATGTATCAAGCATATCACTAGCTTGATTGTATAGTGTTAATGCTTCTTTCTCAGCACAATTATTAGCAGCTGCTAAAGAGCCTTGAATAAAGAAATTAATTGTATTTAATGTTACACTTGATTGTGTTCTTAATTCACTTGCACATTCCATCATATTAAGTTTTAAAAATGCACTATCAAACTTTTCTTGAAGTTTGTCTATACGCATGATTGTTTTCTCAACATAATTTAGATATGCAGGTGCAACAGAATACTTCAAATGGTAAATACCATCTGGTAGTGCTTGTTTACATCCAGCTTCAGTAATACCTAAAGTATCTGATGCAAAAATGTTTGTCTCTAAAGGTACAAAAGGTAATATCTTGGTTCCAAATGTTGGGACCTGAATTTCAATACTTGGTGATGATACAAGAGGTGGGTCATCTGGATAGATAGACGCATCTGTAACAGCAAGTAAATTTACACTATAGCTAGGAGGGACAATAAGATCTAACTGAAAATTGGCTGCCATAAGTTTTATTTAAAAAAAAATACCAGAGGATTGAGCGTTATCCTCGCCTCTCTGGTATTAGATTAGGTTAGTATTGTATTAGGTAGTTTATTCCTTATGCAGCAGTTGTAGTAGTTGTAGTTGTAATACAAGTATTATTATCAACAACAGCACCAAGAGCAGCAACTAAAACAGCTTCTACGTCAGCAGCTATACCACTTCCACCATCAGTGTCAGCATTAGGTACGGCTATCATTACGATAGAATCTTGATGGATAAAATCACCCCATTGATATGCACCTCTATCATATTCATTGAATCTGATATAGTAGCTATCATATACAACTCCGTCAGTTACATAAGACTCAAAGTTCTCATTGTATCCTCCCATTCTGTATAGAGATTTTAAATACCCAGCTTGGTAGCTATAGTAATTGATTTCTGCTTGTTTCCATTCAGCAGCTAATCCAGAAGGATAAGTAGCATTTTGGATTATAGAAGATGTAGCAACAATGTTACAAGCATCAGCAACGATAAAGTCAGCAGTTGTAGCTGGTCCATCATAAATAAATGCGTTGAAATACATTCTGTCATATTCAAATGGGAATGCAGCAACATCACAAGGTTGTCCATATTTAGTTAATGGTTTACCATGTATTCTTAATTTTGTTCCACCAACGTTTTCAAATGTAAAGAAACTTTTGAAAGATACATTGTCTGGATTATCGCCAGGAGCAGATTGCTCTAACTTAACGATAAGTGAATTGATTAATGCATTAACATCTACATCAGTACACACATCACCACCACACTCACAACATGGAGCGTTAACAGTTACTGAACGTGTAAATCCGTTGAAGTATAAAGTATTAATGTAAGAAGAAAAAGCACGTAATGTTAATGTGACTATCTCACCACATTGTACTTTAAAGTCTGTAACGTCAGTAATCTGGTTAGCAGCTTGGGAACACCCAGAAGCTTTGTACCACTCAGTTACGTTAGAGTTACAGCCTGACCCAGATGGGCAGCCTTTAATTTTGTCAGATCTTTTAGATCCTTGAAGGTAGGTGTTTTCTCTACCTTGTGCTACGTAAAAATACGGAGAAGCAGCTATGTTTGCAGCAGTTGCTACAGCATAATCACTTTTGTAAAATCCTACTTGACCTTTTGTAAGGTCTTGAGTCGAACCAGTGCTAGGCAGAGCTGTCTGACCTACTGGCACCACGAATAACGTGGTTAACGCGAATGTACTCATAATTTATTGTGTTTAAGGGTTATATTATTATTCATTTGTTTGTATTCTAAATTGGGCACTTTGTACAGCAGCAGCATTCTCTGTGTACATAGCTAGATTCTGAACTGTTAAATCTACAATCTCATCCTCTAGATATAGTTCTAGTTCACAATTTACGTTAGTTGATGGAGTTCCATCTAACATGATGTATCCTGCCTTATTTATATAGACAGGATATCTCATGTACATAATTTGTATAGTTGTGGGGGTAAATGTACCATCAGTGTATACACTTATTGCAGAGGAAGATATTCCATTCAGAGTTTCTTGATACTCAAAACTTGGTTTATAATGATCATTGTTTAGTAAAAGAGATAAGTCTCCATGTTTACTAAGATCTTTATTAATCCATATTATCCGATCTTTGCATCTACCTTTGTTTGCTAGTACATAACTGTCTACATAAAACATATACTTAGGTTTAAGTACAGTTAAGTCAGCATCCCATTGATGTAATTCTTTGTTAGATTCCACTAACGGTAATGGTTGATTTGTAAAATCTACAACTAGATTCTGTAAATCCTCATACCTTTTCTTAAAAGAGTCATAACCTAATCGGCTAGGAACACTAAAACCATCAACTTTTTGTTTTATCAACTTAATCTGAGCTTCATTCAAGCTTAAGATTTTGTCTTCTAATGCAATCTGTTGGTGCTCGTTAGTTGATAGTTTATTTAGTTTTTGATCTATTTTGTATAATAAACTATCTACTGGTATCATATTTAACTATGTTTATAAAAACTAGCTACTTATACCGCAGCTAGTTTCTTAGATTTCAATTTCTTTTCAAGTACTAGTAAATCATCTTGATGATCTTCATCAACTAAATATTTTACTAATTCTTCTTCATCCATTGCTACTTCGTATTCTCCTTCATAAACCTTGCCACTTGGCTTAAGTCTATAGATTGAATGTTGTATAGCTTGTTTAATTAAATCTTTAATATGGAGTAAATTTTCTTTCATGTCAGCAAATCTGTTGAACACTTCTATCGGATTTAATCCTTGGAAGTTTCCAGTTTTTACTTCTGTTAGCTTTAACATGTTGTCTACTAAGTTATAAACTACTTCTTCTTTAGAGTCATTTGTTACTGGTAATCCTAAAAGTCTTGCAACTTTTCTTTTCTTTTCTATACTCATGCCATCAAACTTAATGATAGCTCTATTAATAAGTTGCTTCTTCTTATAAACTAGTTGACTTTCTATCTCATCATTAACAACATAAAACTGTGTATCTGCTGGAAATTCTCCTCTTTCCCATGCTTGGTATGAGGATGCAATAGTTGGATGAACTCTTAACCAAGCAAAAGAAATCTCTTGAATTGGTACATCTAAGTCATACATATTATCACCATCTAAAAGCTTTACTGCTTTAACATGAAGTGAATCATTTACTCCTGTAGATAATCCATAGTTCCAGAATTTTGCTCTTGGTCCTAAATCAATATCTCCTAATACAGTTTGTAGTTTTTCTTTTAGAGCAGTTACTCTTTCTATTTCAAGTTCTTTTTCAGTTGGATCTTGAATTCTTCTGATATAACCAGCATCAGGATCTAGCCCTGTTCTGTATTTACCATCTAATTCTTTGTAAGGATATTTAAAAACTCCTGTTCCAGGAATTCTTGTCATACCTGCCTTTGATAGACCACTTTGTAAAGTTTGAACTTGTGTATTGTTGTATACTCTCGTTATTGTAGAGATTTTACCTAATTTACCCATAATGTAGTTTTATTAATTAATTCTTTGGTTTTATAATTTGTAGAGTACTCTGATTGAACAGGTAGGAACTTAATCCAGTACTCAAGTTAGAGAAGTATGTCCCCTCTGAGGAGGGACAGTGTGGGTGAGGGGACACTTCTCTGAGAATGGTGAACATTAAGTTAATAATAATTCACCTATCTTATATATTTAGAATTGTGGAATTTCTTCAATTAACACAGTTCTAGATAAGTCTTCAATGAATACATCACAACGATCTTTCATCCATAACTCATATCCTGGGAATTTGTTAGCAGACTGCATTCCTTGAGACTTCGCAAAGCCTAAGTGGGAACGAGTACCATCAATATAACCCCAAGTCATAGAAGGAGCACCTTGCATACGAACTTCACGGATATTATTTACCATTGCACCATCAGATAATGGAGAAACATCAAACACCATAAATACTGGCGTAGATTTCATGTTTTGTCCAAATTCTAAATTAGTTTGTGGTAAATCTAGTTCTTTTAAGTGAACCAATTCAACACGACCTGTTTCTCTCGTAACCATTGCATCGAAAGCAAAGTTATAAGTAATGTTTTGTCCTTCACCTTGCATGTATCTGTTTCCAGAATCTGCCATGAAAGTAAGACCTGAATTAAGTGCATCATCTTTAAGAGCTTGTTGGAATACATCGAATCCAGCCTCATTAGTATACATTTTAACTCTACGATCTTTAACATCCACTCTACGATAGAATAGATCACCGAAAACTGCACGTATTAAGTTAGCAGAGAATTCACCTCTGTTATACTGTACTAAGTTTCCATTATTTCTCATTCTGTGGTATACACCAGCAGAAGTTCTTTTTAATTCTTGTTTAGATCCATTAGTTTTAACCGTACCTGGAGAAGCCCAGATCATACGTTTAACTTTTAATTCTAACATAGACTTACGCATCCAGAACTCAATGAACGGTTCCCATTTAACGTCTTCTCTTCTTAAAGGAAGTTGATTACGTTGTTGTGGTGCATATACTAAAATATCTAATGGTTTCCCAGAAGAGTCTCTTAACATTTTATCATCAGCCCATTCCGTAATTTTGTGCTCATAACCATATGCAGAACCTAATGATTCGAACATAGTGATTTCTTCACCTAATCTAGGAAGACCTAATAAGTCTTGATCAAATTCTCCAATTGCAGCATCTACTAATTCTAATTCAACACCTTGTGCTAAAAATGTAGTATTAACGAAGTCTACTGTTGGGTTATCACTTACTAATGTAAATTTGTAAATCCATCCCATGTTCCATGGTTGTGGATCTTTTATCACGTAAAAACGTGGTCCATATTGACGTGTTCCTACAGAGATGATAGCGTTCTTAGAGAACTCGTTAGAACTTAATATAAGCTCAAACTCTTGACCATCAATTCCAACCTTACCAGTACCAGCAATGATATCTTTAGTAGATTTTGGAATGTCAATAATTTTAGGGAATTTGTAAGGTACAGCTATATTCCACTTCCACGCATCTGAGTTTGTGTCAATGTAATAAGGAGTACTCTTGTTAATCATGTCTAGAAAATCATTGCTATACAATGAAGATTGAGTATACAGACTGATAATCTTTTTATCATAGTCTGCAGGCTCAGTAGAGTGAAAGGACTCTAGGTGGTTCGCATCTGTCAGCTTACCTACAGCTCGTGCATCCATAGACGCTACACGTGCATAAGTAAAGCCAGTTAAACCTGGGATTGTTTGAATTGCCATTTTATTCGTTTTTTGTTAATTAATAATTATTATAAGAACCATGAATTTGGTTTCTTTTTACTAGTTGTTTTCTGTTGAGAAGCAACTGTTTTTGATTTAGTTACTTGTCTAGCAACTTCTCCAAATAGCTGGTTAGATTTTTTAGTCACACCTGCTCTTTGTATAGAAGCCAAGGTTGGATCTTTTTCTAACATCTTTAGGAGTAATCCCACTTTAACTTTTAATTCATGATTCTCAGGTCTTTTCATATCTAAAATAGCACGATCAAAGTCAGTCAGGGTGTCTCCAGTAGGTGTTTTCCACTTGTCTACTAATAAGAAGTCTTGTAGTTCATTTGCTAAATTAGAATTGATAGGTATACCATCAAATTCTTTATCTTTTACTTTATCAGAAAGTATTGTCTGTACATTAGTTACATACTGATCCTTAATTTGGCTCTTTGCTTGTAGCTCTTGTTGAGACTGTTTTTCTAGTTTTGAAAGCTTTGCAGCTTCCTTTTTAACTAGCACCTTGTGATGTCTAGTAGATACAGATTCTAGATCTCCGTAATTTTGTAATCTTTCAATTTCTTTACCTATGTCTTCTTTTTCAAAACCTTGATCAGCTAATGCTTGTTGCATAATTGATTTTTGATTACCTTCTTTTGATAGATCCATTTCAGAGAAATTTACTATCTGGTTGTATGTTCCAAAATATTCTTTTGGATTTACTCCTTTTACAAAGATAGAATCAAAGGCTTGTTGATAATCTTCTCCAAATTGACCTATGAAATCTTGTACTAAACTTTGTGCTCCTTTTTTCTTTTCAGATTCAAATCGAGCTAGAAATTCTTCAGGGGTAGATATAGAAACTTCCTCTTCATCTTCTTTGTTAAATACTCCAAGATCAAAAAGATCGTTTGAGAGTGCTTCAAAGTTTGCAGTTGCAGCATCTTCAGATTCTTCTGTTTCTACTTGATCAAGAATATCTTCAGGTTCTTTAACTAATGGAGCTTCTTCAATTGATTCTTCTTCAGTATCATCCGGATCATCACTTAGGAAGTCAGCAATTAGGGATTCCCCTGTTTGTTTTTCTTCATCAGTTTTTCCGTCTGGACTAAGAGGAGGAACAATTTCTTTTCCCTTAGCTGCTGTTTTTGCAGGAATTGTATCTTTAACTTCTTTTACTATTGGTTCTACAGACTCAGGATCTGCTTGTGCAGTTTCTGGAGCTAGTAGATCATTCAATAATTGTGTATCACCGGCACCCATATTCATGGTGTCTTGTATACCAAAGTTAGCTTGTGGCTGTAAATTATCAGACATATGTAGTTATTTTTTGTTAAAATCTTGGTTTTACTTACTATGACTGTAAAGTTAATTCAGTCATATTGATTTACAAAACTTTATTTATATATTTTTATAAATATTCGAGATAATATAGCATTAACTATTCTCACTTTATAATGAGAATAATTATTTAGTTATTTATTTCGTCCTTTTGCATTTTGTTTTGCTACAGCTAGATCATTAGCTTGGTTCTCACGAGCTAATTTTATTTTATCTCTTTCTAATTGTAGTTTTTGTTGAGCCATTGAATTTCTACTTTGGATCTCTGCCATTTTACCTTGGTAATCTCTATTAGCTTTATTAGTTTCAGCTTCTAATTTAGATAGCTCTACTATATCAGGTGATCCTGAATTGTCTAAATCTGCTCCAACTATTTCTGGACCTTTAGCCATAGCATTAATAAGAGCAACTTCTTTCTTATTAACTCTATCTAGTTCATTTTGTCTATCTTCATTAACCTGTTCTTCCATTGCCATCTGCTTAGCTTGCTCTAATGCTGCTTGAGCTTGTTGCTGTTGAGCTTGCTGTTGTTGCTGTTGAAGCTCCATCTGCTGTTGTTGTTGCTGTTCTTGTCTATCTTTAAGATCCTTGAAAGTCTTTTTCATCTCTCTCATAGACTTAGTACTATATAATTCAATAATATCATAAAGTGTACCACCATTTTGAATAACAGCTTGAGATAATTGTCTAAGCTCATTAAACATTTGAGTGTCTTCTGGTCTGTTAGTTAAGAATACTTGAATATCACGTAATGATAAATCAGTACCATTAACTTGTACAAATGCAGATTCACCTTCATTAGTTATATATGAAAGAGTAGATTGTGGCTTAGAACTTTCTGTATATAGTGCAGCATCTACAATTGCTTGGTATAGTTGACCCATTACATACTCATGTGCAACAAATAGAGGCTCTGTTTGAGAGTAACTCTGTTGCATTGCTGTATTTGTACCTGTAGCTGTTTCTGATGCAGATACATTACCCATACGCTGTTTAGACATTCCTATTAATTCCCAACATTCTATTTTCATTTGTTGGGCTAGTGTATATCTTGATTGTATTTCTTGTGTACGTGTAAGATCTAATGCAGTAAATTGATTAAATGAACTTGGAGCTTTTAAGTTCTCTGGACTATCATCTACAAATACAACACCTCTATTACGAGCTTCCATTTCCCATACATCAAGAGCATCTTGTGCATCTCCATCTTTTGGAACAGGGATATGTCTTAGTGACATTAGTTGAACCTTACCAACTTCTTTCTCTAGTAGTTTATATAATTGATTCATACAAACATTATATATAACCTGGAAAGGCTTCATTAAATCTACTAACGATTTTGCTTCGGTATTCTTTTGCTCATACACTGTACCAATAATTGGACAGTAATCTAATAATTTATAAGGTTTAACATGATAGATGTCCGGACCTATTTTAATTCCTTGATACCATTGATTGATCCAACCCCACTCTAGTGATTGTTCTGTAGGCATCATTCCACTTTTATAGTTCTCATCTACTAGTACTGATTGCTCATTACCTAGATCATCCATGTATATTAATTTACCTATCTTCTTTTTAGAAACCCAATAAGAACGTATTACAACATACTTATATCCAAATGCATTTACATTACTAGCTAATCCTAGAAAGTCTCTTAAACCATCGTCATTCTCTTTCATTTCAGACTCAATCATCATACGAGTCTGTAATACTAAAGGATCATATGTATCATATGTAATAGAATCAATACCAGGTGTAACACCATTAGTTAAATTAGATTCTCTTGCATTGATTAATCCATAGTCTTGTAAAGATGTTCTTAAATGATCAATCTCAGCTTTAGTTAATTCAGGAACTGCTTCAATTATTTCTGATAACTCCATCACCTGTACTGTGCCTGCAGCATAAGCTCCTTGTTTTCTTCCTGTAGGATCTGATGTATATTTTTTATCTGGTGTAGTTAAGAACCATGTATTTTTAGGATTTGTAACTTCAATGTTATAACCTAGTTTAGAGTTGTCTTCATATATATGATAAAACTCTCTAGCAGTTATAAGAAGATCTCTAAATGCTTCTTCTGACTTTTCTTTAATATTAAAATCTGCTTTCTGTGCAGTGAGGACATGGTTAGCCCATTTCTCTGCTACTGAAGTATAGCTATCTAATTGATCTTTAACTTGTTCAAATGTTAGTTTATCTATATCCTCTTCACTTATATCTTGTCCAGTCATAGCAACTTTTGCTACTACCTGTTCTTTAACTTTTGATATTACATATTTCTGAAGTGTGTCTGTTTTGAATTGTAATTCTTGTGCTTGACTTTCATCATCAAATGCTTTTACTCTAAAAGAGTCTGGTCGTTTAGATATCTCTCCTACTAATTCATTCACAGGAGTTGTTATAATAGAATACATTTTTACATATGCAGGAAGATCTATATCACTTACTAGTTGATCAGTAAAACTTCTAACTTCAGGTTCTTGATAAAAGTCTTCTCTACGAAGAATCCCTTTCATTAGATCATAGTTTTTTGCAAACGTTTCTCTGTTCCTTACATACATTGCATATGATTGATTTGCAAAGTAATCCATAGTATTTTTAACCCAACTATCATCTTTCTTTTGCTTTGCAGTTTTAAACTGATCTGGAAAGATGTTTAAGTACGCATACTTAATAGATGAATCATTTGTGTATCTTATAATTGCCATTATGAAAAAAGTTTATTTTTCTTCCTTCCAAAGAGGTTTCTTGACTCTGTAAAAAGAATGTTTTTCTTATTTGTTTTGAAGAGGGACGTTAGTCTCGCATCTTCTTTATCTCCTACTCTACCCATTATCGGATCTAACTTCATTGCTAGTCCTATTGCTAACTCAGCTGCAATAATTCTATCAAAGTTACCAGTCTCATTATACTGGATCATCTCTTCTAGTAATACAGGATCTAATATTTTAGCCATACCTTTAACTGATGATATCACTTCTCCTTCATCATCAAGTTCAGTATGTATAACATCTTCAGTATATTTCTTAAGACATCCATGTAGAAAGTCTCTTACTTTTGATGAAGACCTGTGTATACCATAGTCACGTCTAACCGTAGTGTTTGGTACTATTTCTTTTAACCATTCTGGTTGTCTTTCTAAATAGTGTGCATCTCCTTTACTAATCATATAATCAATAAATGATATCTCATCATTTTCACATAATGCTCTAGCATTATAATACTTAATTAGTAATCTAGCTTGCTCATCCCATGTTTCTTTCTTCTCAGGACGTGCACAATAGCTTGCAACAAACATATCTTGATACTTCTCACCAGCTATAGCATGCATACGTTTATATATGTATATAGAACCTAATGATGTACTATATGCTGATTTACCTTGTCTATATGGATCAATTCCTGCAACATACA